CCGCGCGGTCCGAAGCAGCTCATGCTGGCGGGCTACTCGTTCGCGCAGATGGATCCGCTGTGCCGTGCGCTGTGGGCGATCATCCCGAAAGACGAGATAGATCCAAAGGTAACCTACGCGCCGCGCCAAGGGTTCCGCGGCTACAAAGAGCCGGTGATCCCGTTCATCCGTGGCCCCGGCGCTGGATCCGTGATTGCATTTGCGACATACAAGCAGGGTGCAGGCCGCATCATGGGCGATCAGTTGCACTACTTCGGGATGGACGAGCCGCCGCCGGAGGGCGTGTGGGGTGAGGCACAACCGCGCCTCAACCGTCACTCTGGGCAGGCTCGCGTCACTATGACGCCAACTCCGGACAGCCCGCCGCTCGGCTACATGCGCAAGCTGGTAGAGGACGGCAAACTGACCGAGATGCAGACCAGCCTCACGGTGGAGGCGGTCACGCGCCGCGGCGGGCTGATCGACAGCCCGTGGATGTCAGCGGATGACATCGAGGTCGCGCTGTCGAGCTACCTCGACGACGAACTACCGATGCGGCGCGACGGCGCCTGGGACGCGCTTGTGTCCGGCCGGTGGCTGTCGGCGGTCACCGACGCGATCCTGATCGACGAGATCCCCGACTCCGGGTGGTACGTGGCGGTCGGGGTCGACCACGGAGCCAAGGCCGGTCGGCAATACGCCAGCCTCGTGCTGGCCAGCGCCGACGGCGAGCAGGTGATCGTCGCCGACGAGGCGCACGCCGACGGGGTGACCACGACACGCGAGGACGCGCAGGCCCTGCTTGCGATGCTGCAGCGCAACGGGATTCCCTACCATCAGGTCGACCATTGGCGCGGGGATCGCCGCCACGCAGGCGACTTTTGGGGCAACGAGAAAACGAACCGCGAGCTCGCGCGCGAGATCTGCGACGAGCTTGGGATCCGCCAACGCGACGCCGTGGAGCGCGGCCTGCGCATTCGGACTCCGCGAAAGTACCAGGGATCCGTACGTTTCGGGTTTCGACTCATCAACTCGTTGGCGAAGGCCGGCCGCCTACAGGTCCACCGCCGGTGTGAGGGCTTTCGAACGGGCGCGCTCGGGTGGGTCGGCAGGCCAGAAGATCCGCTGAAAGACCCGCTCGACGCGGCGCGATACGCGATCGAGGCCCTACACGACGCGCAGGTCATTCACGCTCGGCGGGTGGAGGCCGCGTGATCTGTGCAACACCGCCACCGGACCCCCGTAGGCTACTTGGAGGCTACATGCTTGCCCTGACCCTCGCCCTTGCGTGCGCCGCCCTCGACACCGGATCCGCCGCCCCCGACGGCTCACCCGTGCGCCTCGTGTACGAGGCCGACCCGGCGCGCGGCTCTATCCCCGGGATCCGGACCGACGGCCCCTATCAGGTCCTGCATTGCGTCTACGACAGCAGCGGGCCGCTGGCCTGTCGCGACGAGTCCGCGGCTTACATCCTGTGGGATGGACTGCTCTGTTCCTCCGGCTTCTCCGGCGACGGCCAGTGTTCGATCTCGCTCCTGGTTGCGGACGAGGTCCGGATCACGTATTGGTAGCCTCGCGAGGTCGACCTGATCCACGCCCCCGAATCGCCGCCCGCCTCGTCGGATCCGCGCACCGTCGTGCGCTGGGATGTCGCGCGCCTGCGCCGTCGTCTGCTGTCCGGCGGCTGGCGCGCCGACCTGGACGCCCGCGTTCAGGAGCACTTCGGCCCGACGCGCCGCGCAGTCATGGGGCGCGTCTCGATGGCGCGCAACCCGTTTCGCCGGCTGTGCACGGAGCTCGCCGTCAACTACGACCGGCCCCCGATGGTCCGTCATCCGGCCGGGCCGGTCCCGCTGCTGCTGGATCCGGGCGGCGTGCTCGACGCGATGGGCCTGTGGCCGCTGATGCAGTCGGTGCAGTCCGACCTGATCGGCCTGCGCGAGATGTGGATGCGCCTCGACTGGTCCGCGGAGCTCGGTCGGCCCGTCGTGCGCGCCGTGACCCCCGACTGCATCGAGGCCACCCCGCACCCGGCCGACCCCAACGTCCCGGTCGAAGTCCGCGAGCTGCGGTGGATCCACGTCCCCGCCCTCGGATACCGCTGGGTCTGGGAGATCCTGTCGATCGCGGATCCAGCCGCGCCCTCGTGGCGCTTTATCGAGGCCGCTCCGACGGCGCCGTCGGACTACACGGCCGCCGTGCTCGGCCCCGCCGCCGGGTCCTACCCGTGGCGGTGGACCGAGGGCGATCGAGCAGGAACGCCGTTCCTTCCTGGCGTCCTGTACCACGCACGGATGCGCGGCCGCCTGTTCGACCCGACCGAAGGCGAGGAGGTGGTCGAGGGCACGCTCGACACCGGCGCGTCGTACACCTTCCTGGGTCACGTCATCTACCGTGCTTCGTGGCCGCGAAACATCGCCGTCGGCCTCGTGCCGGTCGGATCCGTGCCGCGCGAAGGTCCCGACGGACAGGCACGCGCCGAAGTCGTTTCGGATCCGGTCGCGGTCAACCACTTTGAGCACATCGAGCCAGGTACACCCGGCACATTCACGCAACTGCACCCGACCGACCCCGAAGCGCTGGCGCGGACCGTAGCGATGGTCGAGCGGTCGGTTGCCGACTTCGACGGCCTCGGCTTGTCCGCCGCGCAGTTGATTCAGTCGAGCAGCAACCCGTGGTCGGCGGCGGCCCTCACGATCAGCCGCGACGACAAGCGGCGAGCGCAGCAGAAGTACACTCCATCCCTGCGTGTCGCCGATCTCGGCCTTATCGAGCGCATCGCCGCGATCACGAACGGTGCGGCCGGCATGACCGCGATCCCCGAGCAGGGCTACCGGATCGACTACGCGAGCGTGCCGCTGGCGCGCGACGAAGCGGAGGCGATGCGCGCGCACCACGGCGAGCTGATCGCCGCTGGGCGGATGTCGACCGTCGACGCGTACCTGATCGAGCACCCCGGATCCACCGAGGAGGAGGCCCGCGCCGCACTCCGGCGAATCGCCGCCGATAACGCCGAGTTTCGAGTAACCGCCGGCACCACCCCGGCGCCCGTCGTCACCCTTCCGGCGTCGGCCCCTTGACGCCACCGCCGCAACCGTGCAATCTGATCCAGCGAGAGGATCCATGCCCGAAGTAGACGAGGCAGAGCTCAAGACCCTGCGCGCCGCGGCGGCCGCCCTGGCGAAAGCCGAGCGTGAGCGCGACGCGTTCCGCGAGCAGTCCGTCGCCGCAACCGCGGCGTTGACCGCCGCGAAGGCCGCACACGCTACCGAGGTCGAGGCCGTTCGCACGGCGGCCACCCGTGGCGCCGTGCTCGACAAGGCCGGCATCGCGGATCCGAAGGTTCGCGGCTGGTTCGAGGCGGAATACGCCGAAGCTGCGCAGGCCGCAGGCGACAAGGCCCCCGCGTTCGACGCGTGGATCGGCGGGCTCACCGCGGAGACGGCGCCGCATCTGGCGCCGTGGCTCCCGAAGTCGGCAACCGGCGGCGGCTCCGGATCCGGCACCGCTGGTGCCGCGGGGTCGGGCGCGGGCGCGGGCGCGACCGGATCCACGACCGCCAAGACCGGATCCACGACCGTCGCCGGCAGCGGCCCCGCCGCCGCGCCAGTCTTCACTGCGGAGTCGATCGCCCAGATGACCGCCGCAGAGTTCCGGGCGAACCTCCCGGCGATCCAAGCCGCGCACCCCAACATCGTTGACGCCGGCTTCATCGCCGCGTACGCCAAGAAGGAGGGCTAATGCCCGCTGTCACCACCGCGACCCCAGGATCCGATACCCTCGCCACGGCGATCGCCAGCAAGACCGCGCTGCTCGTGCTTGGCGACCGCGCCTCGCTGCGCGGCCATCCGGCGCTGCTCAACGTGGGCCCGCTGACCGGCCTCGGTGCGCCCGGGTCCGGCTCGCTGTCCGGCACGATGCCGCTGCTCGGCCTCGACGGGATCCAGCGGATGACCGACGCGGCCGAAGCGACGGGCCTCTCGGAGACGGCGATCAGCTCGGCCAAGCGCACGGTCACGATCGCCAAGAAGGGGCTCCGGCACGCCGTGTCGGACGAGCTTGCCGCGGTGGATCCGACCGGATCCTTCAACGCGGTGCGCCTCGCGCAGTCCATCGCGATGTCGGCGTCCATGACGTTCACCGAGGAGATCGCGTCGCATGCCGCCGACTTCTCCACGGAGTCCGGCACGTCGGGTGCGGCGTTCGACCATGACATGTTCATGGCGGCGAAGCAGACCCTCAACGACGCAGGCGTGCCGGGTCCGTACCTCGCCGTCCTGTACGATCACCACTTCTCGGAGTGGATGATCGACCTCGAAGGACGGAACGGCCTCACCCAGTGGCAGCCGGCCGCCGCCGAGATGCAGGTGCTCAAGGGCCGCGG